CCAACCCGTGTCCAACAATCGTTTACTCGCCAACGAAAGTTGTCTGTCCCAAGCACGGCACACACCCTCATACGATCAGCAGCACTATCCCTGGCCATGAAGGCACTTGGTGCATGTTGTGCGCTTTAGAACAACTACACCCTCCGCTTCCTACAACCAATGACTGACCACCCGATCACCCCGCCACCTGAGCTGGTGCATCAGTGGCACAAAGAAACGTGCAAAGATCCCTGTAACGGGGGGCACTTTCTTTGAATCAAAAACACTGAAACACGTCGCCACCCAAGCCGCCCGCTGGGGCGCTGATGAACAGCTAGAACAAGACGCAAGGTGGCTTGACACCTGTGCTTTGTTCAGCACACACTTAACAATCACACCATCTGGAGATGCATTGAGACAAGCAATGCGTTCCAAGCCGCCGAGCTTGAAGGAGCAGGCGCTGGAAGAAGTAGGCGCCTTTGAAGGTATGGGCACATGCAACATCGACATCATCCGCCGTGCTCTTGAATCCCTGCCTGAGTAATTACAATGACCCATCAGATTGAACCTGTTGAATTTATCAAACCTGACTTTGCTTACATCTATGCCAAAGTTGCTAGGCATGTAGCAGCAGCTTATGCTGTATGCGGTTATGACGAACATGTTTTAGATAAAGAACTCCGATTGGCAATGGAAGCCATTGAGTTGTTTGAAAAAGCAAGCATGACCATTTACTCTGTTATTCCTAATCCTAAGGATTAGTAGTCAACATCACTTCTCTTCCTCATGACTGACTTCCGAAAGCTTTGCGATGAGCTACTCGATGAACTTCAGTTTCAGACAGACTGGAGCGTTGCAGAAGAATTGAAAGAACGCGCCCGCGCTGCACTAGCCGAGCCCGAGCCGGAGGGGTCGACAGAAGTCGAGATCGCATCCATTTTGCTGGCCTATGCCGTTGTTGAGCCGCAGGTGGGCGTAAGCCGAATCCTGCACGAAAAGCATTTCGGCAATGCCGCCCGCGCCGTTCTCGCCCGTTGGGGCAACCATCCGGGATCTCCAGATAGTTCAACCCAGCCCTCCTAGTCCGATCAACCTCTGCGTTTGCCAACTTGTAAGCCGTACTTACACGTTGCCCGAACGTGTTAAACATTCCGGAATTTCCGGACAGTTCCTCCACCTCTTAAATGACTGACATTCTTGACGACAACCACTACGAGTGGGAATTGGAGGATGACGAAGGCGAATGGCAAGCCGGTGGCTCAGCCAACAGCCTGGAAGATGTACGGCGTGAAGGGATGCGTTATCTGCAGACCTACGCTCAAGAAGGATTTCACAAGCTAATTATCCGTCAGCACTGCACAAGAACTATTCAGGTGATTACCAATGGGCTGAACTTTCACCCGCTGCTCAGGCAGTTTTAACGGCTGTGACGCTGACAAAATACGACGTACCTCCAGAAGGGTTGCCTGCTTTTGCTGAAGAAATGGCTCCTTTGCTTGCCGCCGCCCTTCGCGCTGCTGCGGATCAGTTCTTTTTTGACTGGAATGGCATGTGCTGCGAAGAGCATCTCAAATCCATCGCTACCGAGCTTGAAGCCCTATGACTAAACTTTCACCCGCTGCATATGCAGTATTGGATGCCTACATGAACAACTGTGGCTGGCTAGATGGCCCTCTCGAAAAAGATTATCGCTGCGCTGCCGCCGTCCTGAGGGCTGCTGCGATGCAACTGCGCAGCGAAGAGTATGCAATCTGCAATGGCTCCTCTTACGCCATGATGATCGAAATAGACGATTTACTTGACCTTGCCACCGAACTAGAAAGTGCTTCATGAACGACCTTAAAGATAGCCTAATCACCGCATTTGGCGTTCTGGTCTTCATCTTCTTTGTCCCCATCGTGGGGCTTGGGGGAATCTGGACTGCGTTCTACATTTACTGCGGACTTACGCAACAATCATGCGAGGTGAAGAAATGACTGATCTTTCCCCTGCCGCGCAGGCGGTGCTGGATGCCGCCGACAATGTGCGCATTAACGTCGATTGGTGGCCAGAAGGTATGCCGGAGATTGTCGCCGCCGCCCTGCGTGCTGCTGTAGCCCAGACGCAAAGGCATCCTGGCCACGACATATGGCAGTGCGACGCCGACGACTTACTCGCCATCGCTGATGAGCTTGATGCCCAGTAGTCAGACCCACCTCTAGCCTTCTTCTAGTCAACTCCTAATTTCCCTCAAATTAGAACTTCAGTCTCTCCGCCCCCGTGCCTCTCAACAAAGCCTCCCTGCCCTGTCCCAAATGCAACGCACTGATCACAAAGGTAACGAGTTCCCTAAGAACTCCGAGCGGAGATTTTTACAGATACAGGCAGTGTGAGTTCTGCGGGCACAGATACAAGACGATACAGCTCGCTGAAATTCTTGCAGCACCAGGCGAGGTAAGAACAACTCACGAAGGTCACGCAGCCATTGTCAACTGGAAGAAAGTTTTTGATCGAGTCCTTCCGTCTCTTTTGCAGAAACATGACCAAACTTGAACACGAACTCTGTCTCGCCATCTCCCCGATCTTCAATGATCGAGCGCCTGGAGAATGGGAAGCGGAATCAAAACGCGCGTTGCTTGCAATTATCGTTTACTTGCGAGATAATGGGTACTGGCAGGCTGCCGACTTCTTGCTCTCAAACACTTCTCTTTAATCAGAACACATGGCGCATCCCAAGTCAGGCTTCTACGTCAAAGACGACCACGAATACGTCTCCGTCAGCTCCGTTCTAGGCAGAACGTCTGAGTTATTTGATCCCAGCAAAATAAAGGGTCTTGAAATCTGGCGACAGATGGAGCCTAACTGGGAAGACATCATGCAACGGGCGCAGCGCAGGGGAACGATCATTCACGCTGAAGTTGAAATGTCGTTCATGGGTGACGCAGAAAAACACAAAATGGATCATGCGACAATGGATGAAGTCATGAATTACAACATTCATGAGTACATCACTTATCTCTCGCCCGTCCTTGACTTAATCAAAAAAGAAAACTTCAAAAACGAAGTCAGCGCTCCATCTTTCTTGATGGAAGAGGCTCTTTACTGCCACTTGGGCTATGCAGGAACCGCTGACTTGCGCCTGCACTGGGACGGTCAATACAGCATCTGGGACTGGAAGACAGTGCGCTCATACAAAGAAGAGGGCGTCAAGAAAAAAGCAAAGTCAATGTCGCATTACAAAAGCGCTGAAGTGCAAATTGCTGCATATGCACTCGCTCACAATCTTGCTGTAAAACGAGGCGAGCTTGACAATGAGATAACTCAGGGTGTAATCTGTGTTTGCTACGACTGGCGTGAACCTCATGTTCATGTCCTGAATAAGCAAGAGCTGAAAGCTCGTGCGCAAGAATTTATCGAGCGTTACAAAGCTTACTGCTCACTCGAAAACACCCAATTCCCAAGGCTTATTGAGCCTGAACTCTGATGCTCACTCTCGTCGCTAGTGGTTATGTGACCGGCGAAGTTCAAGTTAAAGATGGCGATTACGGCAAAACTGCCGTTGTCAGCATCCGCTCTAAAACCACGAACGGAAAGCAAACTCACTTCGTCAACGCCACTTTCTACGGCAAAAAGATTGAGACTGTCACCAAATTCATGGAAGACGGTCGCCAAGTCACTCTTGTTGGAAGCGTGAAAAACGTGTCCCCCAAGAAGAAAAAGGACGGCACTGATTACGTTGCAATCTACATGGATGCAACTGATTTCACGATCCCTGAGCGGCAGGGTCAAGAAATGCCATCTCGCTCTACAGCTCCGGCTGCAGACGAAATGCCCTTCTGATTGCTTGGCAGAACACGGTCTGATCCCAATAAAACAAGACCGATTCACCTCCCCGCGCCAACGCTTCTACTGCTCGGGCCAAGCGGTAGCCGACAAAGCACCAGCGCACGCAACGTCAAGGGGTCTCGTCAGGGAGTAAGGCGGCGCCGCCCTTCGCATGAGGGTTCTGGGCCTTGCCAAGGTGAATCGTTCGTAAGCCCAAGACTTGAAAGCCCCTTCGGGGGTTTTCTTGTATTATTTAACAGCGACAGCAAATTGCAGTGAACAAACTCATCGGACTTTATAGCCCCGCCCCTCAATCAGGTAAATCACTTGCGGCGAACGTTCTTGCACGAACAAGTCATCGCATGATGAGCTTTGCTGAACCAATCAAGCGCATGGGTGCAGAGTTTTTTATTTCGCTCGGCTACGAAAAAGATGAAGCTGTTGCCTTGGTGTGGGCGCATAAAGAAAAAATCGTGCCCGAGATTAACGCAACACCCAGGCACGTACTGCAAACTCTCGGTACTCAGTGGGGGCGTGATTGCATTAATCAAAACATCTGGCTGGACTGCATGAAATATCGCATTGAAAAAGAAAAGAACTATGGCGTTGTTATTGATGATGTTCGCTTTCTCAATGAAGCGGAAATGATCAAAGACATGGGGGGCGAAATGTGGAAAATTATTCGCCCTTCCGTCGTCAACAAAGAAACACATGTCTCGGAAGGCGGACTTGATGATTGGGATGGATTTGATCGTGTAATTGAGAACACGGGTACAATTCAAGAATTTCGCGCAAAACTTGATGCTTTGATGACATGCTGAAGGATCGCGGTGATATTTTCTATGGCGCCCGTCTCGTTGCTGATGCACGTCTTCATCTAGGCCCTTTGATCAATGGGGGCGACGGGGAATTATTCTTTGCGACGATGTGGAAAATTATCGACAGCAAAGTGTATTTGGGATACAAAACATTTGACAACAGAGACATAGTGATGAAAGGAATCAAAGATTTTATCTTTAACTTTCATCACGGACTAGGAATCAAGAAAGCAACTATCGCAACGTTTCTTGCTAATTGCGCAAAAGCGGCGATCAAAGACAAGACTCAAGCGCAATACGCATCACGTTTTACAAAATGGCTGGGCGAGCAGAATGAAGGTTTTGACTTCCCGCAAGAGTTCTTTGAATACATGCGGATTAAGTATTATATCAATAAGCGTTACACAAAAAAGAATCCAGACAAGTACAGAAGATTGCAAATTCTTGAAAGAATCTACAATCAATACCCACAGCTTTTGCAAGAAGTTGGTGCGGGCAGAAAATACAAAGACATTTTTGATTGCGCAGAAGATCTGACAATTTGGGAGCGAAAGCGCACTGTGCGCCCTCTTGCTCTTTACAACAACCCAACAGTAAAGCAAACAGAAGAACTGGCGGAAAAGCTAAGTGTCAAACTCAGCAAGCTGAATCGACGTGTTTTAATCGCTAAGCTCATAGAAATCTACAAACGCGACAAAGGGATTGATGACGGCAAACTTGTTGACAACACTTGAGCAATGCGCCGCTCAGTCCTATTCATTCTTTGTCGCCGGCAAACCCGAGACACAGGGCTCCAAAAGCGCCTTTGGCCGCGCCTACACCGACCGTGAAGGCCGTCAGCGCGTTGCTGTGGCAATGGTGGAGCAGTCCAAGGGTCTCTACGCCTGGAGGGCTTCTATCGGGCGCATGGCGGCAATCACTCGCCCACGAAACTGGGAAACAAGTGGGCTATTTGTACTGTCAACATTATTTTACATGCCACGCCCTAAGTTGCATTTCAACAGCAGAGGCGAACTGAAGAGCAACGCCCCTCTGTTTCATTCCAATAAGGGCGATGCAGACAAGCTGCTCAGGGCCTGCGGTGATGCACTAACAAAAATATGTTATGATGACGACGCTTTGATCGTTGCGGCTTCATCAATGAAGCTGTTTTGCGATCCGTCTGACGGCCCAGGCGTTCACATCAAGGTCACTCGCCTTGATGTGGAAGCTGCCACCACCATGACGCTTGCACTGAAGCCCTGACACGGTTTCTTGCAAAAAGAAGGACGCTGTGCTAATTTGCACGAGTTCTCACGCAGCCGTTATGGCACGCAAAAAACGGGACTCAGATACTGCAGTCCTTGACCCCATCGAAACTGACACTGAAATGTCCCCTGAAGTTCTCACTCCTGAAACTGAAGCCACTGAAGCCACCAAAACCAGCAAGGTGCGGGTTGGCGGTGAGCGCAAAGTAGGTCAGGAGCTGCTCGAGTACGCCCAGAGCAACCAAGGCGTTCCCGGCGATGAGCTGGCCTATGGCGCTGGCTACTACACCAAGATCACCGACGCTGAAACCGGTGAAACCCAGACTCGCATCCACAAGAACGAGTTCTTCAAGGCTCTGACCGAAGCCTCTACCGGCCTGGTCATTCCTTCTGCTCGCCGCGCCTACAGCTCCCGCAAGGGCCGCGCTCCCATCGTGACTGTGGGCAAGACCGGCAACTGCGTCGTGGGCGCCCGTCACAGCGCCATCGCTGGCTTCGAGCCTGGTAGCAAGGTGCAGGTGACTGCTGAAGCAGGCAAGATCGTACTGACCTCCATGAGCGACGCAGAAGCTGCTGACGCTGAAGGCGACGACGATCTGGATCTCTGATTCACGCATCACTGTTCACGCCCTGCTTCGGCAGGGCTTTTTCTTTCTCTATCAACATGGGACAACTGCAGCAACAAGCACGGCAATGGCGAAAAGCGTTTGAAGTTGAAAGCGATAATCAACGCGGCAGCCTTCAGTACAATCTGCAAATCAAGTTGATTATTGAAGAGTACACAGAAGTCATTGAAGCATTTGATGCGTTCAGACAGAGTGATATTGCTACTCACGCCGATCTCCTGAAAGAACTTGCTGATCTTGTCTTCGTCTGCTATCAGGCGGCGGAAAATATGGACTGGGATCTTGATGAAGCGATGCAACGCATCTTTGACAGCAACATGAGCAAGCTCGATGATGCAGGCGCCCCGATCAGAAATGAAGCGGGAAAAGTGACGAAGGGTCCAAATTACAAAAAGCCAGACTTGACGGACCTTGTGCAAGGCAACGCAGATTAAACATTCCCGTTACACGCAGATGACGGATCCCGAAGCAGATGCCATCATTGAAGCCGTCTGGACCTCAGAAGCGTCCCTAACTGCCAACCTGAGAGCGCTTGTTCGTGCTGCTGCCTGCTACGGGTGGCGGTGCGCCCAGGCGGCTCACTGGATCAACAAACATCGCTCACAGCACAATGGTCAATCCCGTTGAAGAACAGAAGCGGCAAGATCGCTTGGAGTCTTGGTATGAACAAGACGGGCGCAGCGACAAAAGCCACCCCATGTACTCTCTCTACACTGGACTCGCTGACAAGTACATGAACAAGGAGCAAGACGATGTTTGATTTTGATGATCTCGAAAAACTTTTTCGTGAATACTGGGAGGGCTCTTATCCCAATGCGCCCGCAAATAAGCAAGCGGCTGCATCGCATGTCGCTTTCGCTCATTTCGTGCTACTAAAGGCAAGCGAGGCGAAGAGTGAGGGTTGAATTCATTCACTGCACGCCAGATGCAGAGCGTTTAGTCGTGAAAATGGCGAGGGTTAGCAACCCAAGCAATGAAGACAACTGGGAGACTGGCGCAAAGCTGATTAGATATTTGATCAGTCACAAGCATTGGTCGCCGCTGGAAATGTGCTCGATGTGCGTCAGGATCAATACTGAACGTGACATCGCCACCCAAATACTGCGCCACAGAAGCTTCAGTTTTCAAGAGTTTTCTACTCGTTATGCAGAGACTGTAATTGCAGCAGTTCCTGACTTCAGAAGGCAAGATCTAAAGAACAGGCAAAGTAGCCATGACGACTTCCCTGATCAACAAAAGTCTGATCTTCAGTTTGCAGCCGCAAAAGTTATAGGTAGCGCATTTGATGCCTACTCCGAAATGCTTGAGCAGGGCGTAGCGAAAGAGACTGCGCGTCGAATTCTGCCGCTTTGTACTCCGACGACTCTTTATATGCACGGAACACTGCGGTCCTGGGTGCATTACATTCAGTTGCGCTGTGAAAACGGTACGCAGCTAGAGCATCAAAAGATTGCAGAAGAGTGCAAGAAGATCTTTATTGAGCAATTCCCATTGATCGGGCAGGCCGCATTTGAGTCATGAGCATTCTCTGTGATCACGAAATCGAGCGCTTGTGCAAAGAACAGGCAATGATGCTGCCTTACAGGTCAGAGCAGCTCAACCCAGCAAGCTATGACGTGCGACTGGGCGATCAGATCATGATCGAGTCCGTCGCAACAGATCAACTCATCCCCACGCCTCTTTCTGGTTTCACAAAAGAGAATCCTTGGCTGCTGCGTGCAGGGCAGTTCTGCCTTGCCTGCACCGAAGAGATCTTCAACATGCCCGAGGACGTGGCCGGGCACTTCGCTCTCAAGTCAAGCAGGGGGCGTGAAGGCTACTCTCATGCACTCAGCGCATACATCGACCCTGGGTTTCATGGAAGCCGTCTGACGCTCGAGCTTCATAACATCAGGCAGATTCACCCAATTCCCCTGTATCCAGGTCTCTTGATTGGGCAGGTTGTTTTTCAACGCATGTCCGACGCGCCACTCGTCAGCTACGCCGTCAAGGGGAACTACAACAATAGCGAAACAGTGCGTCAAAGTATCTGGACATAATCAAGCGAGATCGTCAATCATTTTTTGATATTTATCAAGCGAAAATTCTGCGCTCATATTTTTCATTGCTTCCCCTATCGCCCACACCGCTCTGCTGTTGTTAAACGATGCTTGGTGATTTAAGAGCAAGGCAAAATCAAGCAGCCCCTGATAATCGCTTGCTCTAAACAATTCCTTAAGACGCTCAGAGTTCAGCTTCTCCTGGAACTCGTCTTCGGCGCGATACGTTGGTGATGACATCATTGTTAAACAGACGGTTATGACTGACAGTAACAAGCCATGGCTTCAGGCGCCATGTAAGGAGAACAATTGGAAATGGCGTGTTTACGGAATCGGCATGGTGTGGGATCATGCACAGGAGTGGCAAGCCAAATGGAAGCTCCACTGCTTACAAGTCTCTCAAGGTATTTCCGACGACGATGGCCCGTGACGCGATTCAGAGCTACCTCAATGAGATAGGGCGATACCCCCTGCTCACAAAAACACAGGAGGTCATGCTTGGTACGCAGATTCAGGCTTGGATGACAATTAAAGAAAAAGATGAGTCAGTATACACAGAAGAAGAAAAAAAGATAGCAAGAAGCGGCAAAAGGGCGAGAGAGAAATTTATCAAATGCAACCTGAGGTTAGTCGTAAACATTGCAAGAAAATACACCAATCGCTGTCATAGTCTTGACCTGATGGATTTGGTTCAGGAGGGGAATGTTGGATTGGCTAGGGCGGTAGAAAAATTCGATCCGACTCGTGGGTATGCAATGAGTACATACGCCTACTGGTGGATCAGACAGGCGATACAACGGTCCATGCAATTTTCCGATCTTACCATTCGCCTGCCAATTGGTGTTCATGATGCAACTTTTAGAATTAACAAGGCGGTCGAAATACTAACAAAGGGGCTAGGGCGCGAACCAACGATTAATGAAATATCAGAGTCATCCAATCTTTCAGTAGATGAAATTAAGAACGCATTAACAGCCCCGCGCGCCAACACAAGTCTCGATAAACAGGCGAACGATACGGAATCAAGCTCATTTTTAATTGAATTAATCGCTGATCAAGATAATTCAAATACAATTGAACAAGTTCATCGAGCATCAATAATAGATGATATTTACTCAGCGATAGAAACTTACCTTGACGAAAAAACTAAATTTGTTGTTCTTGAACGAATAAAAGATCCTCCGACCCCTTGGAAGATAATATGTGAAGCAACGGGGCTATCAAGAGGACGATTGCAAAAAATAGAACAGAATGGCTTGCGTCGTTGTGCGATGATTTTAAGTGTCAAAAAAGATCTACAGGTCTAATTCAATAATCCCAGACTACTTTTGGGCGCCCTGCCCTGATTCCAGTGTGAATGAATTTTTTTGGCGCACCTTTTCCAGTGCTGTAGGGCCAATTCTTGATGCACCATTCTTGCAACTTATAAATATCAACACCCTCGATGTACCAGTCAACTGCACCAACGTTCGGTGCGTTGTAAAGATGCTCTGATTGACTTGCGCCGCCAACCGATTTGTTGATATGAGGTGGGCGATAGCCACTTGTGATGATTATTGGCTTGCCACCAAAGGCAGTACGTGCGCGCTCAAGAAAAGCTGCAAGCTCTGCTGCTGTATCAAGCTGATATTGATGCTGAAACCTGCGCTCCTCCTTGTCTAAGGCAAATTCACCAAGTCTGATGTGCGGGGTGATCCGAGACGAGAAAGAGCTACTAGGGCGCAGCTTGCTGGTCTCTGGGTCGGCGACAACAAAATCTTTGGCCCATAACGCTCCCTCTGCCCTGCGGCGCCTCAGGAGGCCCGCCTCAACGTTGCTGCCTGGGTTGCGATACAACTCCATTGCTGCAGGTACCTGTCTCCAGTCTTTTTCACGCAAACGCTTGCTGATCGTCTCGAAGCCAGCGCTCCCGTAAAATCCCGTGCCTAAATTGTAGGCAAAACTGATGAGCGCACCTTGTTGATTTATGCCCATTGCATTCCAAAAAGGAATTGTTGCACGCAGCTTTTCGGCGATTCGCTCAATCTCAGTCTTTAGTAATTGATCGGCGTCAATAACTGTAATTTTGTCACCTCGCTGCACCTTGCGCCCATCTGAATAGCGAGTTGTACCATATCCAATTGTCGCAACATCCCAGCCATGCAATGGATCTGGATAGGCGCTCAGATGACAACCCTCGAACTCCTTGATCAGCTTCATTGCTGAGCTGTAATCAGCGAAAGCAGATGGCTTCTGTTCTGGTGAAGCACGAAAAAGCTCAAGAAACTCTTTTTGCTGTTCCTTTGTTAGCAGCGCCCAAGCATAGTTCCAAGCAGCAATTTGATGCGACTCTGGATACTGCTTGTCGGTCCAACGGGCGGCGGAAAGAAAGTCACTCATCGTGCTTTTCGTTGCGTGCGAACAGCATTCTTGACTGGATTATAGAGAAGCGCCAAAGCTTCGATTGTGGTATCAGAAACCTGCCCATCGCTAAACTTTTTAGCAAGATAAGAGATCTCTGATTCGACAACAGCAGGAGGGGCGCCATTGACAATTGCAATTGGTACAGAAATATCAAGCTTTTCGTAGATTCTAGGAAGTGCTTCTCTGACTGTTTTATCAAGGGCAAACCTTAACAAAACCTTGGCGAGCTGAACGAAAAGCCCTTTCATCGTAAGCAGAGCAGCGTATCTGCTTCAGACTACTCAGCGTTTCGACTAAGGGAGATCAGCGTAGTCAAAACAGTCATCAAGACTGTAATTGTTCTATTGTCAACGTCATTGCACCCAAGAGGCGTTATGTCAATTCTCGCCCCTTGCTCCGTTCCAACGTATTTCGCATACCACGGCCAAGCCGTTGGAAGTGCATAAAAGCGACACGCACCCCACTGGACAAGAGCTGTCAAGGCGATGACTGCAGAAATTGTCATCACTGATCGCTGAAGCCAGTTAGGCATTACTTCCACATGTGACGAGTCTTTAGCTTTAGATCGTCAACATCATCTTCCACCCGATCAACGCGATCTTCTAAAACTGTTACTCTTTGAGCGATTGCCGTAAGTCTTTCAAGAATTAAATCAAGTCGCTGTGGGACCGTAAATGCAATAAACCCAATCCCGCATGTTGCCATCAGGATCAGTCCAGCAGCCACTTGCTCCTCTACGCCCTTCCAGTTGAACAGCGCTCGCGGTTTGCTTTGATTGTCTTCCGCCACGGCGCAACGGCATTCCCTTGCAGCCTAGCGGCCCTGTCCCCTCAGTTTCTTTTTGCCGCGACGGCGAGGGCGTGAATGCTGCCCATAACCCTGTTTTGTAGTTTTCGGGCGACCAGATTGATGCTGAACTGACGCCGTACCAGTTTTTGCTTTTACTGCCATCGTTACTTCCTCTTTTTAGGCTTGCGACGCACGATAAGCTTACCGTCTTTTTCGCTTACCGTCATTCCAGCTTTTTCAGTCTGTCGTTTCAGCGCCGCATATTTTTGAGCAGTAGTTAGCTTTTTCATTAAATCAAAGCAAATAAAAAAGCCTATGCACATGTCCTGAGACTGCGCACGGGCTTTGGCGGACCTACTAAAACTCTAGCCCCAGGGGACTCCTGCGGCTTTTGTCGGCGCTTGCTGTTCGTCAATCTGAGCTTGCAGGGCCGCCTCGATCTCAGCGATTTTCTCAGGGCCGCCCAACTTGTCCTGCACCCATCCCAGTACGACCTCTTTTGTGAGATCAGCGTAGGGGATCATGGTGGCAGGATCTGGCTGCTCCAGTCCGACACTGCCATAGGCGGAACTGCCGTAGATGCCGTTGTTAGCCGAAATCGTATAATGAACCGTAAAAATTGCACCATCAGAGGTGTGGCGCTCCATATTTGCCACATTCCATTCAAATACGGTGTTGGCCATGCGCAAGGGAAGCTTTCGCTTCTCATAGTACAGGCATTTCGTATTCTTGGGTGGTGTTGCAGTAGTGCTTGAAGATCACCTCGCTGGTATTTCCGGCCCATGCAGCGACCTGCGGTACGGGAATCCCTGCTTCGATCCAGCGACTGATAGCGGTGTGGCGACAATCATACGGACGATAGACGTGCGAAATTAAGCCGACACGCTTTATTGGAAGTAGTTTTTTGCGAAAATAGCTCTGAAAGGCAAGACGATCCCATGGAAATATAAAATCATTGCTATGTGGAACTGAGTCAAGAATTTCTTTGCAGCGCTTATTCAGTGGAACCCAGCGCTTTTTATTTGTTTTTGTGCTATTTTTTAAGCCATGCGTCAACGTATAGTTCTGATGCACAAGAATTTTGCCATCCTTAATGTCCTTCCACATAAGCGCTCTGACTTCGCCAGTTCGCATTGCTGTTTGAAGCATGAACTCTGCATAGTATCCCCAATTTACGTTTTGATATGTAAACTTGGCCCCGAGAACGCCTAGTACAATCTCAACTTCATTTCTGGGTATTACGATAATTTCATTGTCACGTTGAGGCGCTTTTGGCATCTTGAAACTTGCGAGGGGGTTTCGCTCAAGAAGCGCTACGTCCTCTTGTGCCGCCCATTTGCACATTGTTTTAAGGTACATTGCAACTCGGCGAGACATGAGAACTGGTTTTTGTCCCAGCACCCAAATCATCGCTTGGCGCGCCTGCAATGGATCTTGCACGGGACAGCCTTTCAGCCATTTCGTAACTTGGCGATAGTCAGAGGTCAGGCTGGTTGGACAGAGCGAGATGGATCGCTCTTGCAGGAACGCATCCCAAAGTTCGAACAGGGTCGGTGGCACAAAAAGAAAAAAGTGACATCTCTGTCACTTTAATTCATATTTCAGGCGCAGAAGGGTCAAAGACTACTGGCTCTCCAGCTCAGCGCACATGGCGCGGTAGGGGTTAGTCATTAGTTCTCCTCACTTAGATGCCAGCAGGCAGAAAACCTGCGCTGGTTTGTTGTCATAAAGCCGCTCACACGCCTGCCACTTTTGGGGGAACCACCACCAGGCTGTTGCAACCATTAGCAGAAGCACTAAGACAATGGCGCCAAGTGCTGTGTAGTCGTCAAGGGTTTTCATGGTGGTCAGTCGGGGAGTTGTTCGATGGCTCGGCGGATGTTGGATAAATCGACGACCTGACGCCCCTCATCATCGTGAGTTGGTATGTCGTCCAGATCGTTTAACGCCTGCTCCTTCAAACTCGGCGGCTTGGGGCGGCGATGCCTACGAAGATCATCTGCGCTCCATGGCGGCAACTTAGGTAACCACTTACAACACGCCTCCAGCTCTTGGTCGGCGCCAGCTTGGTAGGCCTTAGTGATTTGATACAGCCAAGTGCCTGAGGAACTCCTCAGTTGCTCCACCAGCTCTGGCGGTGGGACAGGATACGATTGATTCATCAGCTCATTCCAAGTGAGTTGGTCACGGCCTCGGTGCGCAAACACGCGGGGCCACCTAAATAGTACAGCACATCGAGGGGAGTTTGCGGCTCACGGATTAGCACCTAGCAGTCTTGTGGATCACCAAGTGCCAATCCGTTAACGACTAGTGCAAGTGACTTGTCGCCTATAATAAGATTTCACCCAGTGGCGTCACGATGCTGCTGTGCCCTCAGGCTTAGGTCTGGGGGCAATTTAATGCTTTCCCAGACCCAGAGGAGAAGGGGACTCGTCTAGTTGGCTTCGAGTGCAGCAACACGAGCCTTCAGTGATTCGATTTCACCAATGGCTTCCTGCAACGCAGCCGTCAGCAGCGGCACCAGCTTGGACTGGTCGATGCCTTGGTAGACGGGGTTGCCATCATCATCCACTGCATCTTTGGAGCCCGTGACCGCTTCAGGAACTACAGCTTGAGTTTCGTGAGCGATGAAGCCGTCAACAGTGTGGCTGGGGTCAGCCTTGAAGTTGAAGCGGCTAGGCTTCAGTTGCCGAAGGCGGGTGATGCCGTCAGTGACTGCGGTGACGTTTTCCTTAAGGCGGTAGTCGGAAGAGGTGTTGTAAGAGGTGGCCGTTGTCGAGACACTAACTGAACCGACTTCTGTTTCGTTGCGGTAAAAACGAATAGCGTTTCGGGCATCGGTATCATCAAAGGTTTGGTTAATATCCAGCACCGAAACAGTGCTTTTACCGTTGTAAACCCAGCGACCAGTATCACCCGCGTACGCAGAGGATATTGTGTTTGTAGCAAGCGTACTAATGGTCCCGCCAATATACAAACTTCCATCACTAGAAATCCTCATCCGCTCCGTCGGAGAACTCGCCCCATCCGCAGTAGTGGAGAACACTAGGCGGCCTGGGTAGCTAGATCCAGCAGTCCAAGTCCCTCCATCCCTTTGTGCCTGTATCCACGCAGCATTTACATGCGTG